ATAATTGGGTAGAATTTAAGTTCTAATGCTGACACATCTTCTTTTGTCAATGTCTCCATTAAATCTCTATTCTCATTGTTCTCTTCTACCATGTAGTCAGTTTTATCTATAACACCTTTTGCAAGCTTATAGTTTTTCATTAACCTTCTGGCATTTCTTCTTAATTGTTTAAGACCATTCCACTCTAACCAATCCAAATTCCAAGCTGTCCAATCTTCATCTTTCTCTTTTCTTGGGATAAATTGTATAGGTTGAGTTAAAGAACCCATTCTATTGTATTCAGACTTGGCACCGGCCTTCATCTGCATTGCATTTAATACTTTCATGTTATCTTAAATTTTTAAATGGAGACCTTGGTATTTTCATATTACTATTTACACTAGTTTTTCCTATATGTCTAAAAGGGCTCATACTTAATTTATACAAATTTTTTGACTTTTCCAAGTGTTTTGTGTTTACATGTTCAACTCTTTTTCTAAATCCTCTGTTAGCTTGCTGTACTTTTGCAAAAGCAATTAAGGCTGCTAATGATACTAATCTATCCACATTGACCCCATCATCATAGGCTTCCATCTCTACAAAGGCCATGATATCAGGTATTCTTTCTACACCATAGGTAGTTCTTACTATAGTACCATCATCTTTAGTCTCATGATAGATCTCTTCTTTAAGGAATTCTATTAGGTAACTAAGCATATGACTCTTAAATAGGGTACCTGTATTTTTCCAACCATATTCCTGGAATACATTATTATTGGCACCTAGGTCTTTTAAGAATAATATTTGGTTCTTTGGTACTAGGTATCTTTGTTTCTTTCTTTGGATCATGTGGTTAATAAAGTGAGAGATGTTATTCTCTACTATGGTCCATGCATTATACCACTCAATTATAAGTTCTAATCTCTCATGGGTTTTATTAATGTCATCAAACCTACCACACCATGATGCTACTATTTTATCAGATTCTGTATAAGTTTGTATTTCTGCAGCTGTATGTTTAGTTACTTCTACTGGGTTCTTATAAACATAGATAGAACACAATGATTCAGATGTTGTAGTTTTACCTTCACCAACAGGGTCAATAGATGCATAATAGGTACCCCATTCTGCTGTAGCATCTGGTTTTTCCCATACAACTAATGTTCCGGTTTTGTCTTCTAGATTCTTAGTAATAGGAAACTCTATGATTGGTAATTTATTAGTTGATTTACCTTCTACTTTACCCTCACTATTTCTTGAGAGTTCCATAAAATCATATGGATAACTCTTATCTTCTATTCTTCTTTTCTGAGCTGATACAAGATTTACTGGGAATTTAGATACTTTTCTAAATGCAAAAGCTTCATTAATATTCTTAGGATGCTGAGATATCCTTAATTGATATTGTTCTGGTTCTAGATCTTTCTTCCAAAATACTCTTTGTTCATCTATAGCTGCTATAGCTGCTTCTACTAATGAATTACCATATTCATCAATATATGGAGGCATAGACCATTGTTCTGGAATAAATAACCCTGTCATGCCAATAGTACCTTTATCATCCAGTAGGTTGGTTTCTACTGAATAAATACCATTGGCATCAGGATATAGGATCATTCTTTTAAGTGGTTGACATTGATCTAAGTCACCCACTGATCCTGCAGCTACAAATAATCCGGTTGTTATCATACCAGACTGCATAGCTGGATATAAGAACTCTACTGTTGTATTCATCTTAGGAGCAATACCTGCCTCCTCATGGAAGAAGAATGTACAAGGTCCCCCTACTCCAGATGTAGGATCTTTATCAAATGTTACTCCTTGTAAAACTCCTTTAAGACCTTTTTGTGATTTCCTACCATTAACAGTTTGCTCAATCTGCTGTTGCCACATTAATACTTTACCAGGATTCATTGGGCGGTACCATGCAGTATGCTGATCTAGGAAAGATTTATACTCATTAAGGAATTTCCAAGATCCTTTCTCATTGATGTAATCTTTAAGACTAGCACCCATTTTTATAATAGGTGTTTCTTCAAACCATAGAAGGTTTATCATCTTAGCACAATGATAATAGGAAGAAGCTATCTGTCTTTTCTTTAGTATTGCACAATGCTTGTAATTGAGCTCTGCCAATAACTCGTATAAGGCCATATGGTACTGGGCATCTCTGACACTTGGGAAGTCAAACTTTCTTTTTTCTTTATCATTAATTGGTAAGAAATTGAGCCACATGTAGTATTCACGTGGTAATAACCAAGTTCCTGTGGAGTCCTTGTATATGACACCGTATCTACATTTTTCTTTTTCTGCATCCCAGAATTTTCTGTAATCTTTGCTACCCATAGGGCCAGTAAAGAAATAACCATTTTTTCTAAATAAATCAGCTTGTTCTGTAAATAGTAGAGAAGTTTCATTAAAATTATATTTACCAGGTTCTTTGAATAAAGTTAATACAAAGTCTTTATACTCATCTCTAGAATTAAAGATGGTATAAGTCCATTGTCCAAGTTCCCAAGTTGGGATCTTTATATAAATCATTTTAAAAGTTTTTTAATTTTAACTGGATCTCCACCTGTCTTAGTGATGATTTCTACAAGAGTCTGGTATTTTTTAGATACTAGAACATTTTGTAATTCACCATTAAAGTATTTACTAATGTCATCTCTTTTAAATACTGCCCAGTTTTTTGTGTGTGGGTTGTAATGAAACAACCAGTCATATAATGTTTCCATGGTTAATTTATTTGGTCATATGCTAATCCTGCTCCACCTCTAGCATGTGATTGTTGTTCTTCTTTTAAATCTTTGTATGCTCCTTTAAATGATGTTCTAATAGCATCATAGTTTTTAGCTGCACTTACTAAAGCTGTAATGTTTCCATCTCTACCATCTGTAATAGGTGTATTCTCCATATATGTTGCTAATCTATCTAACATACTAGAGATGCCTTTATAAGCTCTTGATGTTGGTGTCTCATACATCTTAGTACATTTCTTTAAAGCTATCTGTATTAAGTCATCTTCTGTAGAAAAATCTGCTTCTATGTCTTGTATAATAACTTCTTCTTTTTCTATTTCTGACATATGAAAATAAGGGTTTACATCAGGATTAGGACAGGTCATATAAAACAAATATTCATATACTTTAATATGATTATCTGGATAATTATCCATAATATCTTTTAAAAACTTAAGTGTATAACAATGCTCTGTTGCTCTTACCTTGTCATTCTCAATATCAAATAGTCTTGTTAACATCTTTATTTAAGTTAGGGTATATTAATTCTTCTGTATCTTTTTGTAATTGCTTTATAAACTTATCTTGAACTTCCTCACAGAAAGTCTTTTTCTTTTTTAGATTATTCCAGAATTGTATTTGCTGGTATTCATCACTGCTTGCCATGGTTCTTATATTCATATTTAGCTTGTGGTACTTTGTTTCCTAATACATCTTTCTTGTAACTTAGTCCGGTTATTTCTATTAACTCTGCATGTTGTGCTTCATTTAAATTATCATTTAAACATCTAGCCATAATAGCTTCATCACTACACATGATTTCATCACAGTCTGTTATTTTATGTACTTCTTTTACTGTGTAAGTTTCAAACCTGAAGGTTCTACCGAATAGTTTAAAACTAAACCCTTTAAGATTAGCTTTAACTGATTCTTGTAGTTCAAATAGCTTAGGGTCATCTAATACAGGATTAGGTCGAGCCTGATGTTTCTTTACCTGCTTTTCTATAAAGTCAGGATCTGTTGTTTTGTCTATCATTTTGTTATAAATTTAGTTAGTTCTTGAGCTAAACCTAATATCAACTTTCTAGGTATTACTATTGTAGCTATGACACTATTATCATTTGCTAATTGTTGTAATACCAAATCATTCTTATCATCATAAGGTACTGGATAAGATAACTTAAGCATGTTATCTTTAGCTGGTGGATCTACTATCCAAACTAGTGGTGTTAGGTTTTCTAGTATCATTTTGTTTTATTTATTGTTTCACGGTTATCATGCAGCCAGTTAATCATAGATATTACTTCTGTTTTTAAATAAGGTAGCTCATATAATACTAGTTCTTTTACTATAGGATTACCTTCTAAATCTCTCTTAGCAATAGGATTACCAAACTCATCTTTAGATTCTTCTTCAAATTTTATATGATGTAAGGTTAGTTTCCCAGGTTTATAAGTTGGGTTATGTTTAAGTATCATATAAAGATAACAGCTTAATTGTAAAGCATAGTGATTAAAATTACAGTCATCTAAGTTAGAGCAAGGTCCTGACATTTTTTGTGATATACCTTCCCAATTCTTAAAGCTTTCTTTTTTAATTTCTTTATTAGTCTTGTAATCTATTATATGTACTTCATTGTTTACAACCTCTACTAAATCTGACTGGCCACATAAACCTGCAGATTTTAAATAAACAAAATGTTCTGGGTATATACCAGGTTTTAACTTTTGTTCAGGTGCATACTTTATACCTTCTTTAATAATAGGAGTAAAAACTGGAAGTGTGATTCCATATTTTTCTAAAGTATTAATACCTATAATATCTGATTCTCTTTGATTATGATACCATGTTCCTAGATCTGTAGCTCTTTTAGCTTCACTAGACCAAATCTCTTGTATCTTTTCTGGAGTAAGTCCAAACCATTTTGATTTTTTATTCTTAGATACTTTTTTTGCTACTGTATCAGTATCAAATTTATCTTTAAATAATCCTACAAAACCAGTTGCACTTACCCAATTAATATCTTCATCTGAGTTTAAACTCTTATAAGAGTGAGTATCTGCTTTGAATGTTAGTGTCATTTTGAGTTAAAGTTTGAGTTGGTAAATACATATTCAATTAGTCTTTATCTGGATTGTATTTTATTTTTTCATAGTGAGCATCTTGTTCTTCTTGTGTCATTTCTGCTTTCCATCTTGGACCAGTTGGATGTGGACATTCTGAAGCTAGTGATCTAACCTTTAGAGCTAGTTTACAACCACAGGATCCACAACAAGGTGCTGTTCCTGGTACCATACATGTACCTCCATCATAATCTATAATGTCACATTTCATACAAATAGCTAACCTATCCATTGCTACATTTTCTATAGCTGGATGTCTTACTAAATAATTCTTAATTCCCTCCCAAATTAGTTTCCGGGTTTTCCAAATCTTTATTATCTTTTTCATATCTTTTGGTTTTTACTAAGTTTCTTTTATTATTTTGTTCTTCAAGCATTATAGCAACTTTATCTAATCTTTCTATCCTGATTTCTAAATCCTTAATTTTTTGAATATTACTGAAATATTTAGGATTTATATTCTTTAAAATAGCTTTATATTTTTCAGTTACCTTTTTAAGTGTTAATGGTTTAATATACATTTTACCTAAACCTTCTATATTAACTGCTGCTGCATCAAGATTAGATAAAGATTTTCTTACCTTAGACCAGTAAAAAGAAGTTAAATCTTGAACTAGATTGATATCTAAATCAAGTTGTTTAGCTGTCTCCTCAATTATTACTTTATGCTTTTTGGGTATCAAAGTGTATAACTTTATAATCTAATACTATATTACCTACTGTTTGAATCTTTAAAACTTCAGATAGTGTAATCCTTTTTTTATTTCTACCTTCTTTAGATATAAGACCTAGTTTTTCAAGTTTGCTTAAACAATTTCTAACTGTTTGGGGATTCTTAAATATATGAGATCTATGTTCTAATGTTGTATCCTTGTCTCTTTCATCTTCTAAACAAGAAGCATTACAGAAGTCTGATAACTCAGCTTCTGTATTTACTCCTAATAATGTAAGGCAATTAAGTTCTGATTCAGATAAAGTTAAACCTTGAATATAACAATGAGTAATCAGTTGGAACTTGATTATGTTCCACTGACTCATTGTTATCTTTTTAGTTACAAGATTTACCTTAGCCATTACTTGGATCTTTTTTAAGTGATCTTTTAACTGGAGGTGCTTCAGGCATCTCATCTTCTTCTGCTTCATCTTTAGGACCAGCCATTACTTGAGCTTGTCTTACAGCAGCAACCATTCTTCTTAATGTAGCTTCTTCAATATCAGCTGATAAGTTTTCTACAACTTTTTGTAATTCTAATAATGGTTGTTGTTTAGTGTAATAGTCAAGCATTCTTTGTCTTAATGCTTCCATTTCTTCAGGATTAAGGTTTCTTGTTTCTGAAGAATCAGTGTTTAAATTTTGCATGTTTATTTGGTTTTTAGTTAAACTTTATACAAATATAATAAAATAAGTTTAAACAATACAAATTTATTTACCTATTATAAAATAAAAAACCCAATCTTACAGGATTGGGTCAATCCATGATGGAACTCATGGATAGGCAAACAAGAGCTTAAGTCTCAGGTTTGTCGGATTCTTTAAAGAAGTTTGTAAGAAATTTTCCTATTACTCCTATTAACATGGAACTACCTACTAATAGTCTAATAGTTCCTATACTAAATATTTCTTTTAAAGAATCAAACTGCCATATACCTCCAACAGCTAATACTGTAGCTGAAGCTAGTAAGGAGTCTCCAACTTTTCTCCAGAATGCTGGAGTAGGAGCTTTATAAAAAGATGATTTTAATGCAAATATGCTCATAATTTAAATTTTAGTTTATTCTAATAAATCCTTTACAGGTATTAGTTTTTCTTATTCTTCTACACACTTCATAGCCTTCTCTAGAACCAGTATCATTTGTATTACCTTCTATTGTGTGAATAACATCACCTTCTATAGATTCAACAAATCCT